GCAGCACTTCCTGACCCTAAGATGCCGTCTAACGTCCCAGTAAAACCTGTGGCAGTAATCTGGTCAGTGGCAGTGATACCATCTACAAAGAGGTTGGCCCACCGGACGCTAGTTGTGCCAAGATCATCCGTACTGTCGGTGTCGCTGACTACATCGTCGCCATGTGTGGTGACGCCGGTCATAAGAGTGGTGCCGGACACCGTCGCGTTCGTTGCAACAAACAAATTCTTTGCTACTCCAAGCCCGCCATCAGTGTGGATGCTGCCCGTTGTTCCGGAGGTGGTATCGGTAACGTCGTCAATAGAGGCAATACCGCTGGTGGTGAGTGTTGTCGCTGAAATAGCCGCAGCCGTTAAAGCCCCGTCAATAGCCGCGACCCCTGTAACCTCCAGGGTTCCCACTTGGATGTCCGCAAGAGCATCGTAAACTACCGCCCCGGAACCGGCACCATCACAGTAGATAATCGCGTTCTTACCGTTCTGAACAGTGACGTTTGCCCCGGAACCCTGCGTCAGGATTACCGAATAAGGCCCACTGGACCCTGAATCCGTAGTCGCGTTTTCTATAATAAAATATGCCGGTGACGTGTTTGGGGCTATCGTAACCGTATTGTTACCACCAAGAGCGCCCGTGAACTTAATCACACGGTACATCCCGTCCTGAAGGTTCTCGGTTCCGGACCCCGGCGAGGCTTCTCGAACCGTGAGAGTGTGAGTTGTCCCGGACAAGGCTACCGCCTTATACGAAGCAATCCTGTCAAGAATGTCGGCATTGTGGTTCGTAGTCGTGCCCCAGGCACCGGCCTGTTCGCCTGACCCGATCTTCTCAATGCCAAAGCCTGTCGTGTATGTTGAAGCCATGATATTTTCCTATGCTGCCATCTTAGTCCAGTTTGGCGACTGTGTGTAAGTTATTGGGTTCCACTCTGCGTCCTGTCCGGGGACGATTTCGTTCCACATTAATATTGTTCCTACGGCGGTGGCCGCCGAAACACCCGTAAGCGGAACGCCTATCTTAGCTTCTACGCTGCCTGTCGCGGTAGACGCCGAAACACCCGTAAGTGTAAGGTCGGCAGCGCTCGTAACTGTTGCGCTGCCTGTCGCGGTAGACGCCGAAACACCCGTAAGTGTAACGCCTATCTTAGCTTCTACGCTGCCTGTCGCGGTGGCCGCCGAAACACCCGTAAGTGTAACGCCTATCTTAGCTTCTACACTTCCCGCTGCGGTGGCCGCCGAAACACCCGTAATTGAAACGGAAAGAGGACTATTCCAAGCCCCCTCGTTCCAATCCCCTCTACCCCAGCCGGTAATTGAAGCCATTACGCAATCCGGATTAGCGCACTGTTAGCGTCGTTTGTAGGCATTGTAATCGTAAAATCTCCCGCAGTTGAGGAGCTATCCCCGCCAAAATTAATCACGCAAACAGCGGGTTTGGCCGCGTGTGTGGTGGTCCCCGCGGTCCCCGCATTCGCCAGCGTCGAATTATAGATAAGAGCGCCGCGAGCACTGGTGATAGTCGCGCTGCTAAAAGTAATGTCAGCCATGTCAATAAACGCCGTGGGGACAGCACTGCTGTTGTCAGCAAGCCCTATCGTTGCGCTGGCTATAGTCGCCCCGCCCGCAGTGTAGTTGGTGCCACTTACTTCAGCGGTGGTGGCGTATCCCGTTGTATCCGCATCAAAGGCCGAAGAGTTCGTGTACACAGCGAGCTTAAAGGTGTCGGCAGCAATAGAAGTTCCGTCACCTCGGGAATGGGTGGTCCAGAAATGGATTCCGGCGTTGATTTCTTTCTTGTAAGACCCGCAGATTGCGGAAGTTCCTATAGCCATTACAGTCTCCTTATGATCTCGGCCATGTCATCATGCCCGTTCTGCTTCATCAAGGCCCAGATTGTAGTTCTCTCGCTCCGCGCCATCTTGTTCATGTAGAATACTAGCACTTCTTTGAGGCGTTCTCTATGTGCAAATGCCTGATCTCGTATGACAGGCGGGGCGGTGTCTGAAACGGCCATTATCTTGTTTAAAGCCATCTCGGCCACCTGCTCCGGGGAGTGGCCTCCGTTATTGGAGGTAAAGACAAAAGCATTACCCATCTCGCTGGTTGCCAAACCGTCAGGCATCACTGAGCCTCCCTGCGTATACGGTCGTACCGGTACTGATCGCGGGTCTGGAGGCCTTCGCCCAGATTCTTCATCCACTGAAGGGATTCTTGAAAGCGCTTATCATATAAAGTCAAAAGGTCTCCCTCGCCCTTCAGGAACGTATATGCCTCGACCAGCGCCCCGTACAACAAGGCTAATTCCGCATTTGTGCCCAACCAGCTTGTCCCGTCAGAGGACACAGTGATCGATTGAGGACGATAAAAGTAATGAAGCTCAATTGTGTAGCCGGAATCCGGAGTGGGAGCCAATAAGAAGGTGGCTTCATCCCAGTCTGCGTAATACTCCGGAACCCCCGTGGTTGAGGGGTTGGGCGTGTAGTCCTGCAACATGGTGACTTGTTTATACAGCAAGAACTCTTTGCTGGACCCATTGATGACGCTCAACGAGTTCTGAGCCAGAAAGTCACTCGGTTTTGCAAGAAAGGCGTTGCCGGAAGACACCGTGCCCTGCGCAGACTTGCGGAAAACGTCAAGCTGGCACTCCTTCAGAATGCGTTCTTCTGCATTCAGAATGAAACGCGCCAACTGGCTGACAAAAGTGGTCTCCGTGCTCTGCACGTAGTCCTGTATCGCTGTCTTGAGGGTCGTATAAGTATATGCCATTTTATGCGCTCACGGTTACGGGGCCCGCAGATGAGACTCCACCGCCCCCTTCTACATCACCCGTTGTCGCGGTTCCACTGCTGGCGCTAAACGTGTAACTATTATCATCAACTTTAGTTATAGAATATCCGGCAGAACTTTCGATGGTTGCCGAGGAGAACCCGTCGAAGGGGTCTACATCGCGGAACCGAACCGTATCGTCCGTGCTCCTTCCGTGCCCCGGTTCCGTAACTGTTATGGTCGCAGATCCGCTACTTCCCGAACGAAAAGCGTCAAAGGGAAGAAGAACGGTAACTGCCGGTTCCGTCCTGTCAGGCCGTGGGTTACGCAGGGCTTGCGGATCCGCAGGCGTTTTCAGGACCGTCAACTGGGGCTGCTTTGATTCCCATTCGTCCTTGCCGACGAGCAATCCGGTCCACTCTTTACGCATGTCCTTCAAACGATACGCCGCGCCGGAACGGTCCGATATTCCTAAAGCGCGCTTATTTGAAGCAAAGCGCGCCATTACGACGTTCCACTAAGATAACTGTACGCTGGAACAACACTAAAGCTTGCGCGATCCCTGTCTTCCTCGGCGGCTCTGAGGAACTCCTCCTCATAAACGGCCTTCAGGAACTGCATCCTATCGGGGGCTCTTTTCATCGAGATATAGTACGCAAGTCCCGCGGCCAGACAGGGGTAGAACCTAAAGGGGACCTCAACGGTGTTTATTGACGAATCCGCATCGTCTATTCGGACAAGGCGGTCGTAGATTATAATGTCCGTACTATTCTCAGGGGTGAGCCACACTTTAAGAACCGGCGTTATCTGTCGATCTACGTAGAACTGTATCGGCCTGCCCGTTGACGACTTGGTGGGGATGCTTAGATAATCATCCCGACTGACCCGGCTAATAGAAACATCGGACCCGCTGCGGCGAACCACGGCGGACAAAACATCAATAGTAGATTGAACGTCATCAAGGCTGGGACTTGCACTGATCGTGGTGCTAGCCAAGCTGGTCCCCCCTGTTATCGTCTCCCCGGACGTAAACGTACCAGAGGGCACGGTCAGAGTTACCGTCGTGGCGCTCGGCTTTGTTATGACGGCGGCAGTAACAGCGCTGGTCGCGCCCGTTATTGTCTCCCCAAGGGACAAGCTTGCGGAAGACCCAACAGTGGCTGTTATGGTTCCTGCGGGATACGACGAAATACCAGCCGCAACGGTCTGGCTGACTTGGTTAATAGTCCATCGGTTAAGGCCGCGATTAGCCCAATCTGCAAACAAGAAATTCATGGACCGGCGAGCAGTTACGGCGTCGTACCCAGTACGAAACTCAAGGCCGCAACGTTCAAAGGCTTCCTCGACGTAGTCGGCCACATTAGGCTCAAAATCCTTAGACCCGGAGACAGCCATAGTATGAGAAACCTTTCATGTTAGCCCCAAAGGGCGCTCTTTACCGCAACCCCTAAGTGCCCTAAGACCATCAACCCCACGGCCCACATGACCCTCTGAGACCCATCCAACGACTTCTGTATATGGTACAGGTCGTTGGTTTTTATGGTATCCAGCTTCTGATTCAGCAGCTTTAGGTCTCCACGAAGCTCAAGGATCTCCAACTCATTTTTGCGCCCCAGGTCCTCTGACACCCTCCAAGGCCTTACGAGTAGTCTTTTAAACAGTACAGCACGATTGAATACGTGTCCCCACTGCCGTGTCCTACGGTTGTAAGCTGAATGTCTCCCGTCTTACCACCAGAGGCCGCAGCATTGGGAAGACCGCTCATGTCGGAATAGTCTAGGGTATCTGAGTAATCCGCCGGAAGTTCCGCCGCAATAACATCCGTGGAAGCGTCCCAGAGAAGTTTGGCCCCCATCCCGACATTGGTAAACGTGATCTTCTCAATACGAACCCCGGTGCAGGCCGTCCCGTCTTGCAGGGACGCAAGCGCAGACACGTCTACTTTGACAACCGCAGCTTCACCTGTTCCGTCGCTTGTGTTCGTACAGTAAATAACTGCCTTTCTAGGGCCGTCCTGTACTATGGTAGCCGTTACAGCATCCGCCATTTAAACCTCCTTTAAAAATTGGGGGGGATAGGCCCCCCCAATATTACTTATTCAAACGGGGTGGCTAAGGTGCCGTCACCGTGGAGGAAGGCTTCGCAATGCCACACGGCAGCCGTGGTGGCCTTCAAACGGATAATTCCGCCGACCAACCAGCCTTGTGCCGCGGTGCCAAGATCAATGGTGTCATCGTTGCTTGCATCGGGGATAAAGGTGTTGGTGTCCCCAGCCGTTGCTGGATCAAAAAGCTGCGCAAAACCAGAATAAAGATCACTGGTGTTGTCTGTATTGATCTGACCCACCCCGGTGAAGGTGGTCCCTACAATAAAGGTGTAGTGAAGCCCTGCTGCCGCTGTTGGGAGCGTAACAACAATACCTGCCGCACGGTTGAGAGCGAAAACCGCGCCAGACTGGGTTGATTCAACATCATACGTGGCGGCTGTGATCGAAACTACATTGTCATATGCGGAGACATATCCCGTGGTAGTAAGATTACCACTGCTATCAATGTCAAGATTGGTGGTAGCCGTGCC